TAAAGGTAATAAAGATTTCTGGGTTTTCCAAGTGGGTTTAGACTAAGTCTTTACGGAAGAATTTACCTAGAATATTATCATTATAAGAATTATAACTTAATAAACATTCATTTGTGCACTGGTAATATAATTCGTAATATGTTAGTTCTTTTTTATCTTTACAAAGTTTTAGAATAATACATTCAAACATTTCAGCACCTAATTCTTTAACATCTTGTTGTAATTCTTTAGATGAACCCCAATAAGATTTCCAGTCGCTTTCCTTAATTACTTGCTTTGTAGTCGATTTTCTTCCTCGAGTCACGGGAAGTGCTGCTAATTCTTTTTTACCCAATTTAACATTGGAAGTATGGTAGAAATATTTCTTACCAATATAGAATTTACTGTTAGTAAGGTTTGTAATTTTATATACAAATCCAAAGTAGTCTTGAGGATCAAATTCCTCCGAGTGTAACCATTTATTTTCCATAACGTTAATTTATTTTATTTGTCGTATTTTATGACAAAAGTCATATCTGTGTTTTGTGATATAGGTATAGCTTGAGCTAATTTAGCAACTGCTAATAAGTCGTTTTGTTCATTATATAATCCTATAGTTGTAACATAAGGTTCAAAATATGAAGATGTTGCAAAATATTTTAATTCAGGTAAAGGTGTATTTAATGATTGTGACATAAAATTACTTCCTGAAAATAAGTTATCTTGTAATAGTGTTGGATTATATGATGCATTAAATTCATTATCCTTAACATGACATATTACGTTTTGCTCATAGATTATCACTTCGTTTTGAAACGAAATATTAAAACTTGGTGGCGGTGGAGAATATCCCATATTATTATTTTATTATAATTATTAACAAATAGTAGCAGTTAAAATCTCTCCGTCGTTTAATACTTGAATAGCACTTGTTATAGGACCAATCCCATAATAAGATAATGCAATCCATCTATTATTACCTATAACAGGTATAGTACAATCAGGATCAGTATATATATAATTACCAGTTGCTAAACTAGCCCCAGCTAAAATATAATAAGCTGTATTAGCAATTGTATCATAAGCAGAACAAGCTAAATAACCTGCTGTATAAATACCAGCTGGAGTACCTATATAAAGTAAATTAGGTGGGAGCGGTGGTGAAGTAGATGGTGTTCTAGTTATTGAAGGAGTTGGTGTTACTGATAGTGAAATAAGGGGTGTTGTACTTGGAGTAATACTTGGTGTTAAACTTGGAGTATTACTAGGTGGAGGAGTTACACTAGGTGTTACAGTAACAGTTGGGCTAGGTGTAACCGTTACACTAGGTGTTACAGTAATAGATGGTGTTTTTGATGGTGTTATACTAATAGATGGTGTAATAGACACAGATGGTGTTGGAAATGGTACATCATCTTGTGTAGCACAACCATAGGCCATATCAAACACAACAACAGAAGATGATGTAAATCCACTTGGAAGAGAAATAATATACCCTGCTTCCATTTGAGCTTGAGTTATTCCTGAACCATACAATGTTAACCCTGAGCTACCTGATAAGTAGACATCGTATGGTCCATTTGCTGTTCCTTCTTGATAATATATATAAAAGTCTGGCATTTTTAAATATTATTAATTATTAACAAAATGTTGGGAATCCTGAAAAATCTAACCCATCCCAATATCTAACCACAGTTCCATCTGAATAATATCCTGCTGGAGCTAAAATTGTTCCTCCTGCATCTGTATACAATACTGACATGCTATTTAGGTTTGCAGTATCTGAATAGTAATTACTATAAGTTAAATCAGTACATGCACGGAATTCATTAGTACCATAACCTAATGATACTAAAATTAAACCGGCTGGTTGTGATGTAGACGGTGTTATACTTGGTGTAGGTGTTATTGATGGTGTTGTCGATGTTGATGGGAACGGTGTTACACTAGGTGTCCCAGATGGTGTAATCGATATACTTGGAGTAACACTTGGTGTTTTACTAACACTCATACTTGGTGTTTTACTTACACTAATCGATGGTGTTACACTTGGTGTTTTACTTATGCTTGTACTAGGTGTTACTGATGGAGTAGCACTAATCGAAATTGATGGTGTTACTGATGGTGTTTTACTTATACTTGTACTTGGAGTAACACTAATTGAAATCGAAGGTGTTACACTTGGTGTTTTACTTATGCTTGTACTTGGAGTAACACTTGGGGTAGGACATGGATTAGATGTCTGACATTCATTACAATCAACACCATATGTTGATGGTGTTTCATTTCCACTCCATGTTACAGTTGCTATTGATTCAAAATTACTTGAAACGGTATAACATTCACCTGTTGTTGATGTTACTACTGATCCTATGAAAGCATTTGATATTATCATTCCTTCTTTTTTACCTGTGCAACAGCTTAATACTTGACGTAAATTAAGAGGTGAAGAAGTTGATGGTGTTATCGATGGTGTTACACTAATCGAAATTGAAGGTGTTACACTTGGTGTTTTACTTATGCTTGTACTTGGAGTAACACTTGGAGTAGCACTTATACTAACACTAGGTGTAATACTTGTACTAGGTGTTACTGAGGGAGTAGTCGTTATACTAACACCAGGTGTTGTCGAAATTGATGGAGTAACACTTGGAGTAGCACTAATCGAAATTGATGGAGTAACACTTGGGGTAGCACTAATCGAAATTGATGGAGTAACACTTGGAGTAGCACTAACACTCATACTTGGTGTTTTACTTACACTAATCGATGGTGTTACTGATGGTGTTTTACTTATGCTTGTACTAGGTGTTATCGAAATTGATGGTGTTACACTTGGTGTAGCGCTAATTGATATACTAGGTGTTATACTAGGTGTTGTGCTTATTGATATACTTGGAGTAACAGATGGTGTTTTACTTATACTTGTACTAGGTGTTACTGATGGAGTAGCACTAATACTAATACTTGGAGTAACAGATGGTGTTATTGATGGTGTTACTGATGGGGTAACACTAATCGAGATCGATGGTGTTATTGATGGAGTAACACTTGGGGTAGCACTAATTGAAATCGAAGGTGTTACTGATGGTGTTTTACTTACACTTGTACTAGGCGTTGCTGAAGGTGTAATACTAACTGAAGGAGTATTACTTGGTGTTATTGATGGGGTAACACTTGGGGTAGCACTAATTGAAATCGAAGGTGTAGCTGTTACACTTGGGGTAATAGATGGTGTTCTACTAACACTAATAGTAGGAGTAATACTTACAGTTATCGATGGTGTAGCCGTTATACTTGGAGTAACAGATGGTGTTGGTGGTGGTAATTCTACAATTCCTATTTCAAATTCACATTCAGGATCAGTTACATTAACAGTTATACTTCCTGTACCACTCATTAAAGGAGCACAATAAGAACCAGTAACTAAAAATGTATAAAATGTTTGATAGACTCCAGTTCCCAAACCAGAAAAAGACATAGATACTGTATTGTCTGAACCAGTAGTAAAGAATGATATATCACCTCCAAACAAAGAAATAGATTGATCAACTAATGTATTACCTCTTAAATCATCATTTAATAAAGGATTAAATGAGAATGTTGCTGGATTAGGATAATCACTTCTTATAAGTGTATAATTATCATTATAAGCAACTGGGGGTAATACAAATAAGGTTTGAAAGTTTTGATCTGTAATTACTATTGTACCTTGCTCATAAAAAATATTACCCACATGAGCTGGTGGGTTACTATTAAAGTTATCATAAACATTACCTTTACCATCATCGTAAAAATTATATGCAGATGATGACATTTGGAAAGTGTAAGGTAATAATCTACTCCCGTAAGCTTTAGGTGATATTTGTATTACTTTTATTGTTTCATTTGCACCCGTAGGAAAATTAGCAATAAAAGCAGGATCATTATTATAATTAAAGTATGAAGCAGTAGGGTGACTACTGCTAGCTGATTCATAATATAATGATGATGCTAAAGAAGATGTATTTAAACTACCTGAAAAATCATGGTAGAATAATTGGTTTATTTGTCGGTAAGTTAATCTATCGTATTGCCCATTAGTTATATAATCCCCATTAGGGTTAAATAAATCTACTGCATTTATACCATTATAATACGAAACATAAGGGTCATTAGTTGGAATTGGACAATAGTTAAAGTTCCAACTTTTATTTGCTACAACAGGTACTGTTATAACATCCGAAGATTTTAACTTTTTGAATGAACCCATTTATTAACATTTGTTATTGATTAAATTAGTAATCTAATTTTACTTGAATTAATGCTTCTTTTGTAAAATCTTTTACTAATGGTCTACTTAACTTAGCAACAGCTAATAACTCATTTTGATCATTATACATACCAACAGTGGTGATGTATGTTTGAGGATTATTAATTAATGTAGTATATATTAAGTTACCATTAGCATCAATAATAGATGGGTTAGTAGTGTAGTTAAAGTCCTGGTTTTTAACTCTAGTAAAGAATAAATGAGAAGAAACATTTTCTTCAGATTGTAAAGCAAAATAAGCACTAGATGACATTATATCATATATTCCAGTTTGAATATCATTGTTTGTTCCTGGTGCATCTACTGTAGGATCATATGATATACCTCCATCAACAACAGATTTACTTAAAGCAGTAGGATTTAAAATAATAATATCACTATCAGGATATAAATAACCATATATAGAAGCATTAGTAGCTGTTGTTGCTGCTGTACCCGTACTACCTGAAATTAAAGTATAATATAAAGTACCAGCTGTAGTATAATTTGTTGTACTAGATATTTGGCTATTATCTGTTAATACAACCTCATTAACACCATTTTTCAATTTTAAAGTCATTGAACCTGGTTGGATATGTTCTTTATATCTGTTTCGAGCAACATTTAAAATATAAATACCATTTGGGTTATCATTTCCAAACTCAAAACTACCACTTTCAGTTCCTAATAATAATGTTCTGTATTGTCCATATACAACTCTAGAAGTTGTAAGTGATGAACCATCTGGTAAGACAGTTGTAACAGCATTATTAATATAACTTGACCCACTACCATATTTGTTTCCATATTGAATAGCCATTTGGACTGACTCTGTAGTAGCATTTAATGCTCCTGGGTATTGGCTATATACATTTATATAAAATGAGCTAGTAATTACACTAGAAGTAAAAAAGGTAGTTAATGTGTTAGCGTCACCACTCCACATCGGTCTCACAATGGCTTCAGTGCTTACTACAGAATCTTCAGGATTATATCTTACAAATGACATATATTATTAAGAATTTGATTTTGTTATTGTTAATGGTATTGTAATTCTAGCTCCACTATCTCTACCTAAAACAGTAATAGTAGTTGTAATTTGATTTAAATTAGAACCGAATAATGTATTAATAGTAGTACCTGTTAATGTAAACGAAGTACCTATAATAGTTTGACTTAATTGTGAACCTACTGTTGATGTAATACCTGTTGGTGTAGTTTCAGAACCAGCGACCCCAGTAGCTGAGAATGTAGATAAGAATCTAACATCAGCAATTGTAACAGCGTATCCGTTTGCTTCAAATGTACTAGTAGCCCCTAAGTAATTCAATGTTTGAGGAGTAATTGTTAAAGTAGCTCCTTGTGTCAATGATATACTGTTGTAACCAATGTTGATAACAGGTAATTTAGATGTACCTCTAGGCAATGTTGCCAATTTATAAATCATTATCTGTGTATCATCAGGAAATGCTTCCATTACAGGCATAGCTTCAATTGCTTGTCCGTAAAAAGCTGACCCTGAAGGGTGTTGTGGGTTATACAATGTATAATCTACTTCGTCGTCTGCCAAAGAGAATTGCGTAATTCTAAATGAACCATCATTTCTAGCTAATAGTTCTCTTCCTTTAGCTGTTAAAATAGCGTCTACTGTTACAGTATTGTTGTTTAATATAGCCATTACTAATTATTTTGTTTATAAATATTATATATTTTAATTTTTTATTGAGTTAAATTTATTCCTGCGTCAATTAATTGTTGTTTAGTATTAACTGTTATAACATCTATATTATCTAAAACACTTTGTGCTATGTTTTGGGGAATTGAAAACCCATAAGATGTTTTTCCTTCTGGTTTGATTAGATTAACTATTATATTTGTTTCATCATTTATGCGTTTTAAAAACACAATTTTATAAAACTTATTACAATTATCCCCAAAATATCCACTTATATCCTCCTTGGTCTGAATGTAAACCTGACCACTCCCATTATCATTCTCATTCCCAGCATATATGATAGTGTCAACTGTGTACTCCAAAAATGGTCCATTTTCATCTATTACTTGAACTATAATTTTATCATTTTCTTGTAAAACAAATGGATATAAAATATCCCCATATTCCAAATATAAATCAGCATACGATGAAGATACTAATGAATCTAAAGGATTAAATATATAATTAGTACTAAAGAAAGGTGATAATTGAGGTGATAAATAAAATGCATTAGCTGCTTGATTTACACATATAGAAGATGTTGTTACTAATAAAGAATCATTAGTAGGAATTACTTGTAATACACTATTTGTTCTATTATAATTACTAAGAAGAGAAGCAGTTACTTCACCTACATTAGATTCTACAAAAAATCTAAACCCAATTTTATCGCCTACTGAATAATCAAATTGGTTGATGTCTATTTGAAAATTTCTATAAAAAGTTAATATTTGTGGTTGAGGTCCTGTAAATGCTTCTGATATTCTATCATATTTAGGGGAAGGTCTTGGTGCTAATCCACTTCTTACCCAAACTATTCCCAAATCAATAATATCTACACTTCCAAAATTACCATTTGGATCGGCTAATTCTTCAGCACCTATCCCTGAGAAAAATCCAATTACTCTATAAGCGTTAAACACAGTATCACCATTTAATACTTCTATACTTATAGGATCTGGATTTATACTATTATATGTGTATAATCTATATCCGTTTAAAAGAGTTCTATCTAAAGAAGGCACAGCCTCATATGTAATAGTTCCAGCAAAATTAGGGAAAGAAGTTAAATAACCATCATAATAATCAGTTCTCATTAGAGCTGTTAAGGTTTGAGTACTGTTTGCTATTACATTTGTATCACCTATAGAATTTTCTTTCCATAATTGCATACTAGCTGTAAGTTGAGAATTTAGAGGACCCTCAGCAAAGACACTAAAATTATATGTAAACATATAATCCCCTTCTGAAGATAATGTATAATAAGATGATGTTAACTCATTACCAGTACCAGGACCAGTTCCAGGAGTAAAATATAATCCATTATTTGAATTTAAAAGAGGTAAATTAAATAAATTCCAAACCTCATACTTATTTCCTGTTCCTGTATAACTTGAAGAAACATATTCTGTTAAAGGATCAGTACCACCAGCTATTAAAAGCCCTCCAGATGGGTATATTGTAAAGAATCTGTCAACAACAGATGAATTACCTCCACCTAAAGTATTAAATATAGATTGTGCTGTATAACTCGCAGATTCAGTACCAAAACCATAAAAAGTAGGAAAATAAGAATATCCACTTTCATAAATAATTTTATTACCATTAGTTTGTACTTGATTTGAATACTGTTGTGTATTAAACAAAGATACATTTAATGTCTGTCCAGCTGTAAAAGTATTTTGGACTTCTTGCCAGTTTCTATTTCTTTGGTTTAATTCAGTAAACCCTCCTACATCATTAACTAAATATTTTAATTTAACATCTGACTTATAAGGGAGTATACTATTTACTACTTCTGTAAATAATCCAATTTTTTTAGTATTATGATATATTACAGGTGATTGACCATATGCTCTATCCCCTTCAGTCCATACATTATAAAAAGTACTATATAATTGAACTCCATTATATCTTGGATTTGTATATGCTTGTAAAGATAAATATGAGTCTTGTAAATCAACAGATTCTTCAATAGAATATGAAGTAAATACTCTACCTAAACTATCAGCAGACATAATAGGAGTTACTTTTTTTCTGTACTCTGATTTTAAACTTTTACTAACATTATTAAATAAAGCATTAAAACTTGAATTGTAGAAAAAGTTCTCATAAAACGGAGCATCATAATTTAATATAAACTCAGTATTTCCACCAGTAAACCCAGGAGGTATTACCCCTGCTGTATTATTAACTAAATATGGGTTAATATTATTTTCTTCAAAATAAGCATAAGTGTCAATAAATGAACCTGTAATCTCACCATTATAGTAAGCCACTTTATCGCCTGACAAATATTCATAATATGGATCATATATAGGCACTATAACAGCACCTGTTACAGCACCATCCAAATCTATCTGTACATTTGATACAGGTCTAGCTTCAGGTACTTTAGGACGTTCTAATACTGGTGATTTAATAGATACCCCTGTCCAAGTATTACCTCTAGCAGGAGTAAAATCTTTAACCATTTTAAATAATGAATTGTCAAAGAATTGAATTAATCTAATAAAACCAGCATAATCAAATCCTTCATTTGGGTGTGTAAATGTTTGACCAAACCAATAATCTCGTTGGTATGATAAAGAAGGATATGTGTCTAAATATAAAGCTTGAGGATATGCTATATAATCATCTATAACCCATGATGGATTAGAAGCAGCTATAGAAGCAGATACAGCTTCATCTATTTGTGTTTGGGGTGAAAAAGATACATCAATAAAATGTAAATCTTGACTCTTTATTTCTCTAGATGATGTAGTAGTTGTTTCTAAACGTTTTATAGGAGATAAAATACTTCCTGTAATGTTATTAGAACCAATTGATATTTTATCTGTTGTATATCCTTTTAAATCTTGATAATCATTTGTTCCTCCATATTCCTTAATAGGTAAAATAGAACCTGTAACGCCAAACAGTGTAATTAGCCCTTGTAAACCACCATGTGCGCCTTTTCCTTTAAATAGGTAAGGTAAATTATGATAAAGTCTTTTATAAGTATCTAGTACTAAATCTTTTCTAGGAACATTATTTAAGAAACTACTTAATGGTGAATAATCATCATTAAAATCAACACTACCACTATAACCACCAACATTGTAATCTAATACACTCTGGTTTCCTTGGGAATTATATAATTTTACCCCAAATGACTGTAACCAATCATATACTAAATCTTGAGATATCCCTTCATTTAAGTTATTATTATTATCCCATACATCAGTCAATTTATCAATATAAATCCATATATTATCAAAATATTGACCAATCATTTCAACAAATACAATATATGGTAAATAATTATCTGGATCCTCTGTTATATATGAAGGTATAGTATTAACTAATATGTCTTTATTATTTAAATCAAATTCACTAGCTACTTCAATAGTATCATTATACCAAGATTGAACTATAGTAGATGATGAAGTATATAAATTATATGGTTTAGTTGTGTTTGATTTTGGGTAAGGAGCAACGTTATAAACAAAATATGAACCTGTTTCTAGAGTATAATCTACTATACTTGAAGTTAAAGAACTAGAAGTATAATATAAATAAGTTTCAAACCCATCAAAACTAGCTATAGTTGCATTTAAGCTAGAACTTGCTCTATTTATTTGATTTATTAAAGAAGCATTACTAGATGTTAATGGTGAAAAAGTACTAATTTCATATTGGTATCCTTCAATTTCACCTATTTTATTTAAAAAATTATTTACTCTACTAGTAGCTGAACTATAATGAATAAATTCGTTAAGTATACTATAATCTACATTTATATTTACATTCTGGTTCGTTAGTGAATTTAGTACTGCTTGGTAAGATGAACCTGTAAATGATGTAACTAATTGATTAAGATTACTATATTGTGTAGGTACTACCTCTTTAATTTCTAAATCAATATCAAAATTAGGACCTTTTAAAAATGGTTGAGGTGCTGGCGTTATTAGTTTATCTAAGTTAAGATCAAATACATAAGGAGAAACAATTTCTTCTACAATCCAAAATGTAGATCTTAAAGAAACATTAGCAGGTAGTGGTTCGTATAATTTAAATAATATACTAACATTACCTGTTTGGTCTACTTCACTTACTATATTAACAGCTATTATTTGATTATTATCACCAAAATTTAAAACAACATAATAATAGTAAGGTAATTCTAATTGCTTATTAGCAAAATTCTCAGCTATATCAATTAAAGCTTCATCAGTCAATTCAGTAGAATCAACTCTTAACTCAGTTCTATCTGTTGATATTTGCTGAATGAATAATTGATTGCTGAATGGTTCGCCTGATACTTTTCTAAAAAAGTTATAACGAGCAATTACCTCCCCAGATTCATATCCTAAATCTTGTATATCCTTAATAGGATCTATTTCAATATCAGGTAATAAGCTTTGAGAATAAGCAGAATTAGATGGTAATTTATATGAATTATAGTTATAATCAGAATTTAAAACATTACCTCCCTGATCAAATATAAAATATTCAATGTAATCAGATGGTAAACCAAATGTTTCTTGTTGTATTATAGGATTAAGAAGTTGCTCTTCTTGAGCAGTGTATCTATTTACACGCTCAGTATCTACAATTTGTCCTACTATTTTAATATTATCTGCCATTAACTATTAATTATTGTATTCGACCTGTTTGGGCTTCTAATGTAGCATTAGTTGTTTCAGCCTCCAACAATTGTTGTCTTAGATCTGTTATTTCCTGTAGTAATGCTTGTACTTCACTATCGTCTGCTATTCTTACTCCTAAATACTCTGCTTCGCGTTCTAAAATAAATCTATGAGAAGCTATATCTCCTTCTCTAGGGATATCATTGAATAATTCGTCATATAATTCAAAAAAATTCTCTAAAGTAGTATCAGGAGTAGTAGGAGGAACAAAGTTAAGTTCACTAAATTGAGTATTAATTACTTTAGCAAACGTATCTTTATCATAAACTAAATTCCTAATTGGGATTACTTCAGCCATTATTTATTAAGTTTAAAAATATATGCGTTATCATAAACAACAGATGAACCATTTGCAAATGACGATTTAATCAAAATTTTATAATATCTATCAGGTTGCAAACCAGCCATATACATATCAAAATAATTTCCTGATCCATCACAGCTTAATTTAGTACAGCTTAAATCAAAATCTATAACATATTCTCCTGTGTTTAAATCTTGTAAAGCCCAGTATGAGCTTGAAGGTAATGCTTTATTTAATGTATAAACAGATACAGTTGTAAATTGTCTAGCAGGGTATATATCTCGAGCATTTACTCTAAATCTATAAACGTCATCTCTATTATATTTACCTATATTATTACCTAATGTAATAGCTATATTCTCGTTAGTTAAAACAGATAATGAACCCGTGTTATATACACTATCATCCCATTTAATTTCTAATTGGGGTAAATATATTGTATGAGTATCTCTAGAGAAATATTTTAATGAAAATGATGATGAAGTATTAAACTCATTAGTACCTCCCATTTTTATTAAGAAACCATCATTTTCTATAGTCCCATCATATACCTCTATAATATCAGTAACATCAATATTAGTATCTTTAGTTTGATTTATTCCAAATGTTTGAGAACCAGCGTATGTAAACCACCAGGTACCCCCACCAGGATTTGCAGATTGGAAAGATGCTGTTGTATTTGTATAAAAACTAGCAGTTAACCATTCATTAGTATTATCTCTATTTACCCAAGTAGCATTTGTTTTTTCATATGGGTCGTATAAAAAACGTCCTGTACCTTGTTCCCAAGACTGAGATACACTATAACATTCTAATGAATATGTGTCCGGTAAATTTGAAGCATCAGCTAAATATAGTCTTAACGAAGCAGAATACAATCCACTTGGTGAAACTATAGGAGTTAAAGAAGGTATACCTGTTGTATTAGCCGTAGGTAATACTAGATTATTTAATACCTCATCTATAGTACTAGTAGGAAATTTTATTAATATACGAGAGGCATAAGGAGTTGAACCAGCTAACAAAGAATTCTCATTAGAAATTTCTAAGATCTGATCCAACCCAGTATTCATGTCTGGGTATTTTGAGTAAATAGTTGTATCCTTTTCGGGGAATATCTTGTAGACTGCCATTTATGTTACTTGTTTATTATAAATATAAAGTTGTTAAAAAGTTACAACTCTACCTTGAATGTCTAACTCAGGATATCTTATTTCAAATATAGAAGGATCTAATGAAGGGTATAAAATTCCATTTTGAACAGCACCGGCTACATCATAGCTATATGGAGAATAATCCCCACCTGATTTATTTATAAATTCTATTTTAACTACGGATTGTACTCCTTTTACTTGGAGTAAAACAGCATTAACATTAGATATAATAATAGGTTGATTTACTTGCCATTTATCTATATCAAAATAATTCGTAAGAGCAGCTATACAATCAGTTAATATTTGATTATTACTTAAACCAGGTATAACTGTTATATCAAAATTTAACCCTAAATTTATGTAAAAAGCATCTTTGATAGTAATAGCATCTGTAACCATTCTAAATGGCTCCATGTATTCTTTCAAATTTACTTTTAGATTTAAAGTAGCATTTTCTAATTTTTTAGTAGAATTATAAGCTAATACATACATAGAAAGTGCAAGTGGGTTATTGTCTATTAATGGGTCATTACCTGAATTAACAGATAAAGCAGATGCTTGTTCAACATATACTTTAGATATAGTCCCAAAATCAGAAGGCATACTTAAAGCACGACTCATATAATCGTCTTTAGTTACAGCTCTTAATTGAGCTGAGAATGCATTTAGCGTGTTTAAACGTATTTCTTCTACAGTATCACCACTTCTACCACCTGTAGCAGGTATTGGATTATTCGCGATTAAAGTCGCCAAAGACGCGTTAGTATAAACCGGGTTTGAAGCCACTATACCAGCATTTGAGTTAATAACTGTGATGTCATTAGCCGGTACATTTGCTACTACACCACCACCTGAAAGATATTGAACTGTTAGAGTTATATTTGAAGGTACAGTACCATATTGTTTAGTATAAAATACAGCAGCTTGGTTATAATTGTTAACTAAATCAGAAGTATCAACTGAAGGTACTAAACCTAATTGAATATTATCTGGTGTTGGTATAATAACATCGTCGTTATCATTCACATACATACCTGATCCAAATTGTAATTCTACAACATCATCAGTTCTAATTCTAGATACATATCTGTTAGGAGTTTCTAAATAGCTTAAAAGATAAGGTACCTGATTAGCTGAAGGTCCTGTGTTTGTTGTTCTATCAATTATATTAGATTGAGCTAAATAAGGCACTTCATACCATTGACTACCATCACTTCCTGTGGCTTGTAAAATTTGTAAAAAGTTTGGATCGTTTATTTCAACTGAAGTAAATTTTACAGGTGCACCGAATGTAAAGGTTTGGGTTTGTAAAGTAGCTGATATGGCTCTAACAGATTTTTTAAATAAGTAATTATTTGAATCGTATAATGTTATTTCTACTGATTCTGTTTTAGAGAAATCAACCGGATCTAGTGTTAAAAAGTCAGTACTATTAGATACTGAACGTAAAGATAAATTTTCTGGTATTATTAAAGCATAATCTAAGTTAGGTTGTCCTGCTACTATTGGAATTCTTTGATAAAAATCAATTGTAGTAACAGCAGCATATGACGATTTAGGACGATATCCTAATGAATACGCCATATTTAATAGATTTTCTTTTTCTCTAGCGGTTAATACAAAGTTTTCCTGTATCTGAGTATCAGTATAGAATGACAAAACATCTCCAACATATGAAGACATCTCAATAAACATCGTACCAGGTGAAGCTTCTGAGAAGTCAGTATATGTGTTAGGAAAATAATTTCTAGCAAACTCTATAAGAGATGCTTTATATTGAAGGAAATTCTTATTTAAATAAGATATATTTTTTTGTTCGGTCATTATACAAAGTTAACTGTTATATTATCGGTATCTCCTGAAATTAGTATTACGTATGCTATTTTTACAAGTAATGTATTAGATGACTCATTAGGTTCTATTAATAATTCAATATTTTGAATTGATACTTCGGGTACATATATACCAACACTATTAATTATGTCTTCTCTAACATTATTTAAAGTATCTTCTGTCATTTGTCCAAATAATTGACTTCTTAAAGTCGTACCAAAATTTGGATTTTCTATTCTTTCTCCTTTAGAGGTTAATACTAAATTAATTAAATTAAATTTTATTTGCTCTCTTGTAGAATATATACTATTAAAAACCCCTGGAGCATTAAATGGCAAACCAACACCAATAGCGGTGTTGACTTGAAAATCTCTTGGGTCAACTCTAGTACTTCTAACGTAAGCCATTATTGTGCACTTCTAAAATTATTTAAATCAGCTGGATTGTTTCTCATTTCTGATGCTACTTGAGCTAACAAATCTGAGTATACATTTTGTTTTTCTGCAAATGTTTTAGGAGCTTCTGGTTTCATAGTATCGGCTATCCCCATTTTTTCCATTAAACTATGACGCAACGCTGGGTTTGTATTTCCTGTGTTGAAATTCATAGTAGGCCATGCTTCATTAGTATTAGAGGCAGGCGGTGGATTATAAGGTAAACCATGCGAAATAGATTCATTAATTTTCTGTTTACCTAATTCTGCTAATTCTTCTTTTAAAACCTCTCTTACGGCTTCTTTAATTAATTTTTTTAATTCTAATGTTTTCATATCAATAAATATTAAGCTTCAAGTCTTCGTTTGTCAATTTCTAATCTTAATTCGTCAATTAGAACCTCAGGATCTAATGTAAATGATGGTTCTGATTGTAGTGCTATAAATCCACTTCGGTCTAAAGCAACAGCATATCTTCGTTTATTACCTGCTACTACAAATCTAGGATCATTTTCTTCTAATATGGAGAAAGTAAATCCATTATATTCAACTCCAAGTACAGGACCTAACCCTCCATCTAACCCAACACCAGAAGTTTCTAATAAATCTCTTGCTTCTTGTGGTGTCATATTTGGATCATCTAATATTTTACCTAATGGAAGTAACCTTGAACGTTCATATTGAATAGTTGATTTAAATCTACTTAATGTACCTAATGCAATTTGTAATAATATATTTAAGGATATTACTACTGGAGCATATTTAGCTATTGTTCTTGTTGTTTTGATACCAATAGGTGATATCTGATACGGTGTATATGGAATAGCTGTCAATACTGATATTGTTAAAGATAGTATTGTTAAAGTAGTACTAATTGATTTAATAGTTCTATTAAATCTATTAACCTGGTCTTCTGCTGATTTTAATTGTACTAATGCTGCATCTCTAGCTATTTTTGCTTTTTCTAAGTCTGTTTGAGTAGTTGCATTTCTAATAATGTTGTTAGTTTTATCTACTAATTCATTTAATTTAGAAACAGTTTGAGATAATTTATTAACTTGATTACTCAATATAAAACCAAAAACAAGTATAATAGCAGTTGGACCTTGTGATTTTATTATTTGTTTTAAAGCTTTTTTAATTTTAGCTTTATTTAGTTTTATTTTTATACTATCTTTTTTAACCTTTAATTTTTCTTTTATTCGGTTAACATCTTTTTTTTCTTTTAAAGGACGTTCCGCTGTTAATATACTTAACTGCTCTTTAATCTTATCGATTTGCTTTTTAGCACCTTCAACAGCTTTCTTAGCTTTTTCTAATTCTTGCTCTGCTTTTCGTTCTATTTTTCTGATAGCTTCTTTTCTATCATTTATAGTTTTAGCTCGCTGCTCTGGTGTTATATTGTTAGCAAGCGCAGCTATAGCTGCAGTTCCTAATGCGGCTGCCGCAGCTGGTGAGCTTATATTGGGAAGAGTAGGGGATAAAGCTTTAATAGCATTAGCTTGTACCTTAGCTTTATTATATAAGGCTTCCGCTTTACTATACTGAGCCTCAGCCTTTTGATAGAGTGATTTAGACTCATCAAGTGCTTTTTTAGCTGCTTTTATTCTATCTTGATTACTAGGACTAGCCATTATATTGTATTAGAAATTTTTGAAAGTAAATTTTCATTAAGTAATGTTTTATTTAATACCTCTAATTTATCTTGAAGCGCAATAGCAGCATCATTAATAGTATACAAAGGAGTACCTTCAGGTTGCGATATTGTGTTGGCTATATTAGATGAAAAATCACTTAACGTTAATATTAAATCAGATAACCACACATTTAATGTACATCCTAACACTAAGGGTTCAGGAGTAAGTGCATTATTGTTAGGACCTAAAAATATTTGATTGTCTTGTAATGCTAAACCAACTTTATCACTTTGTAAATAAATTGGTCCTTGTGAGTAAGCTTCAATTCCGGTTTTACCTAATATTAAAACTTCATCTGATTTTGAAGATATAATAGTTCTATCAGCATTTATTATAACTTGAGGATCTGTAAAATCTCTAACATTAATAGGGTTAGTAATATTACTAAACGCTATATTACCTGTATCTAGAGGTATAGATTGATTTGATGTTAAATAGACAGATGATCCATCTTTATTAATATCTTCAACATATAAATCTGAACCTGGTAGTTTAAAATTATGTTGAGTTGTTATTAATGTGATGGGGTTATTGGTTAATTCATTAGGATTAGTAGACCAAGGAGTTAAATCTAAACCACCGGCTTTATTTGTACTACCAAAACGAAGGGAATTTCCAAATCTACCTTCTAATAAATAGTCACCTTCAAATGTTTGTAATCCTCTAAAATCTGAGTCTTGGTTAAATGAATTATATAATACTTCTTTATCATCATTTAAGAATAAACCATTAAATTGGGTACTATTCCATGCATTAATTACACTAACATAATAAGTTTCATCTGTTTTGTTAGTAATAGGTGATGGTGCTGATGGTAAGTCCATTAACATGACAATCTCACCAGGTAATGGGAAATATTTTTGATTAGGATATAAAGGTAAAGCTGTATCTAATTCTGATAATTGTTGATCATTTAGAGACTCTAGAGGTAACTCTGTGTCTTCTCTATATTCAGCATATAAAACAGTACCAATACCAGCCCATCCTCCATTATCGATCCAGACTTGTTGAGGAACGCTCTGTTCATTTAATATAACAGCATATACTTTTCCTACTTTATATCCTTGAGGAGTAGTATAGTTGTTAAACCCAATATTGGCCGTAATATTAGATAAACCGGCTCTAACTCTAGTCATATATTATTCTTTAGTTGGTCCTTCTAAACCATTTCCTACTTCAGCAACAGCAGAAAATAATTGTTCTTTTTCAGCTTCACTTAATATAAAACCACCTACACTATCTCCTTCACCTAAAGAAGCAGCACGTTGAACTATACTAGCTAATTTAATTAATTGTTCATCATTTTTAACACTAATGTTAAGATAATTTGCAATTAATGGAACTATAGTAAGAGCTGAGTGATTATCTGTAATAAATGGTTTTAGAGTACTTATTAATTCTTTAATTTGTTTTTCCTTTTCTTTAGAATTGGCATAAATATCTTTTAACAAATCGGAGAACTTTTTATTACCCCATATAGTTTTATCAAAATCCATATAAATTTATTTTATTATAAATATAAAAATTAACAAAGATTATACATTAATGTAGTTATCCTCATAATATTTATTATATAATTCAACATATATAGTTTTAAGCTTCTTAATAATTTTAGTTATCTGAGGAGTATCCACATCTATCATTTCACGAATGTAGATATATAAAGCTTTCTTATTAAATATATCTAATGACTCACATTTACGAAATAATTCAATTATAGCGTCGGCTGTTTTAGCATCTATTTCTTTAGGAAACAATTTATGAAGATTTTTATCAACATATTTAGTATATAAAGACATAAACTCACTTACACTATAATCTTGACCGTAGTGATCATTTATAATTTCTTCTCGTATTGTTTTATCTTCTTCAACCTCCATTAAATCTCCTTTGTCTTGGAGTTTTTGATAGTTTTTCTTATTTTTAAGGATCAAATAACGTTTAGCTATTGTTCCAAAATAAGAATATGCCTTACCTTTAGCAGGTTTATATAATTTAAGTTTTTCAAGTAAAAAAGCAATTACTTCTTGTTGCACATCCTCAACAGACTCACCATCAGTATAATAGAATTTAAACGTATGGATTATGTTTTGAGTTAGTTTAAAAAATCCATATTCAATACGTTCGCGATATACTCTATCTCTAAAATTCTGGTCTTGGGATCCAACATATTCTACAATAGCATTTTGTGTATCTTCTGTAAAATATGTATGTGATGTTTTGGGTTTACGTTTACGGGGCTTACCTGATTTGGTAAGCTCAATCGTTACTACATTATCTTCTAACTCCATTTAAATTAAAATCATCTAATTCGTTCTGTAATGTTTTTACACTCTCAAAAAACCATCCAATCTCATCATCAGATTTAAATGTTCCTTTTTCATCTATCTCATCTAATCTTCTATTAGTAAAGTCTACTGTATTGGAAAATTTAGCTATATATTGTTCTTGAGAATCTACTATTCTTTCTAATTGTTCAACTTTTCTAAATAAATTATAAGAGATATATCCTAATAAAAGGACAATTAATACTAATATAATTACAAATGTTATCATAATTAATAATTTATTTCGTCATTCTCGTTTGAAATGGTACCATATAGATCAGATACTAATTCTTTTAAACCATCAATAAGTTGTTTAATTTCTTGGATTGAAGCGGCACGTCCGATGCTACTATCTAAAGAGTTTATTCTATTTTGAATTTTCTCTACTTTGCTAAGGGCTTGTGTTTTGTATTTCATCTTGTTTAAATTTTTATAGTTATAATGTATTATACGAAAGGAGGAGGCGGTAGCCAAGTTTTTTTTAAAAACAGTGTATCTCACGCCACTATCAATAGATACATATATATAAGATGGTGAAGGACAAAAAAACCCGCCTTTTTAGGGGCGGGTTATGTCTATTGTTGTGTTTATTAATTACATTCCTCCGAAGTCTTCACCTTTTGATGAACGAGCAAAAAAGGCAACTGCTACTCTACCATCGGGAAGAGTGTAATATCCTGCCTTTGAACCGTAAGTTGGGTCTTTCATAGCTTTCTCTAGTTCTGCTTTTGTATCAAAGATTAAAAAATTTGTATATTCATCACCTCTATCATCGATTAATGCAGTATACATAGGAAAATCAGGGCTTACTCTTTTCTTAACTATCTCAGCGTCAGCGTAATCTTCTTCTTCCTCTTCATAGTTACGTTCGTCATCATAATCATTATAGGTATCTCGATGTGATGCATCTCTATCCCACATTTCATTTTCAGTAATAATACCTGCTAGTTTTTGAAGGCGAGCAGCCTCTGTTATGAATTGTTTTTTCATTGTTGTGTTTATTTAATTATCCTCGTTCTAGGTTTCTTATTAGATCATTGTCTAAAATTTGACTTTTCAAATCATCAGACATTTCATTCCCATTTAAAGCTTGTTGAATGTCTGAATATGTGAATACTCCGTCAAATGCAAGAGGATCATTAGAACCACCTCCTTCACCCATAGTATCGGCTAGGATAGTTATTAATTCATCTGCATTATTATCTTGGGCAGCATAAAATATAGCGTCAATAACCATATCATCTTCTATATTACCTCCAAGGCTATTAACAAAATCGAATAATTGATAAGCATTAACTTGAGTATTTCTATCTAAATTATCTACTTTAGCATATAATCTTTCATACCCTGATGGGTCTTGATTCTCTTTTAAAATACCTGCTAGTTTTTGAAGGCGAGATGCCTCTGTAATAAATTGTTTTTTCATGATTTGATTGATTGTAATATTTCTTTTAAACTAATTTTCTTAACTCTAAAGTTAAAAGCTTTTTGATCAATAAGTTGATCTAATACTTTTTCCTCTATAGGATCACCTGTTACAAAAATAGATTTATCATCATCTTTATTTTCAGGTACATCAACAAAACTAGTATTATCAACACCTAAACCAGGTTTTAATTGAGATAATACTTTATTCATTTTATTGATAAATGCTGCTTTGTCTTTGTCTTGTATTACGTATTCAGCCATATATGGTTGTATTAATTTAGGTATAAATATATTAGTATTACTAAATACTTGCATTATTATCGGAAATAACACCAGCAATTGTCTCCTCAGCATAGGGTATAGTTACAGCAAATCCCTCTTTATTAACGTGAAATGGTTTAAGTTTTTTATGTATCAAAGACTCAATTTGTAAAGGCGCTCTACATGCAAAAGCATTAACAATGTACCAAGGTGTAATAACACCAGTAGCACCATTAATTTCCTTAACACGCTCTTGTGGTGTGCGGTCAGTGTAACCTATTTTCAAAAGGCCCGGTAGACTCTTATTCCCTAGAATATAGATATACCCCTCATTAAACGACAAAGCAGCATTAAACTTATTATTCTTAATCCAATAATGAACATAATCGTTAAATTCGTCATTAGGATCTTGCGTTAACGTGTATCCATCGGCATGATAACATGACACGCCATCAGGCTTAGGATAATAATCCAATTTAGCCTCTTCTAATGTTATGCGTTTAAATTCTCCCATATTAACCTCTCCAAGCCTGTTCAACCATACTATCCATATCTGCACTTAGAGCATTACAATCTATTACTCGTTCTTCCATTGGTATTTCAACGTGTTCTTCAACATCAAATACTTCATCATATGTAATAGCTCTACGAACAGCTAATCCTAAACCACCTACGTTTTCAGCTATGGTTGGTTCGCTTAGTTTTTCATGCGTAAGCTTTACTCCTTTAGCTTCATCTGACATTAACTCCCAGTTGGTGATAGTAACATTACTGAATTGGTATTTAATAATATCTAATACATGGCTTGGAAGATTAGCTTCCATAGAATCTATACGGATATCCTTAACATCCCAGAATGATGTTTCATACTCATAATCAGTATTAAGATTCTTAAACGCTGCTACTTTATTACCCGTAGAACGATTAATACAATAAATCAAAATACCACGACGAGAATAGCGAGCAAAATACTCAGGATCGTGCCTCATAGCGGTACACCACTTAGTTGAAGCACCATATTTTAAAGAAGCATCATATGATAATGGTTTTAAAACCAACCATTCATCCGAATCATATAATACTTCGGTTTGTGCTTGTAATTCCTTACTAACTAATTTTAGTTCTGCTAATGAAACCTGACTTTCCATTTCATCAAAACTCTTGTAAGTAGTTACATCGCTTTGGTTGATTAATTTCCGTTCGTTATAGTCAACAAAATTGGTTAAAAGTTCGGCGTGTTTACTTCCTACAAGTACGTTGTAGAAACAAAACATCATTTCCAAGTCATTCGGATGTAGATTGTCTATTTTTTCTTGTGGGATACAATACGCGTCAACTAAATCATGTTTGACTGTTTTGATCCATTCTGGTGTAATGTCGGTTGTTTTGTTTTTAAACAATTTAATAGCCATCTCAACGTATTTAGGTTTTTCAAATACGTAACTTAAAACATCAATAAATGATTTGTCGTAATAAGGGTGCTGTTTTTTTAATTCATCAATTTTGGACATAACTTTTAATCTTTAATTACTAAATAAGCGGTTTTATCTTCTAAATATTTAACTTCACCTGAGTCAATTAAGGCTTGGGTGCCTTTAGGATCAAGTTTACCTAATATCTCAATTGTTTTTTCCATGTATATTATCATAACTTTTTAATTTAAGGCTAAATATACGAATGTCCTTTTTTGTCTCCAACCTCTCGTATATACGTTTTGAAGTGGGAAAAAGATCGTTAAAAAGAGAGATTTCGGGGTCTTGGATTTTGCTCTAAAGGGGGTATAATGGATTTTATGATATATTTGTATATACGGGGGGCGCGGGGCGAATTTTGTTGTCTTGTTGTAGATACGGGGCCTGCCGGCGCGTTTTTGTCGCATCGTCGATGGACCGCAATTACCGTGGGCCCACTTCGCTGTCGCTCCGCGCGCGCAGCGCTAGCGGATCGATAGATCGAAGGAGGATGTTCTTTTTTGTCACACACGCCAGACCCGCCTGAAGCCAGAACCCTGCCCGTCTTTTTTGTCACGCGCGCGCATACATGTATTTAGATCAATGAAGGCGACCTTTTGGCCGCCTCATGTTAGTTGTTGTTGTTTGTTTAG